ATGGTCAAGACCGACATGCAGTCTCGCAAAGACTGGGAAAGAACCTACCGGGAAGGTCTTCAACTGCTTGGCTTGAAGATTGATGACCGAACCGAACCTTGGGAGGGGGCTTGTGGCGTTTATCACCCAATCCTTGCCGAGTCGGTCGTTAAGTTCCAAGCCGAGACCATTCTTGAGACATTCCCAGCCTCTGGCCCAGTAAAAACCAAGATTATTGGCAAAATTACCCGGGAAAAAGAAGAAGCAGCGGCCCGTGTTCAGGAAGATATGAACATCGAACTGACCGAAAAAATGGTCGATTACCGCAGCGAACACGAGCGTTTGCTCTGGTCTTTGCCCATCGCTGGCTCTGCGTTTAAAAAGGTTTACTTCGATCCAACTCTGGATCGTCCTGTGGCAATGTTTATTCCAGCCGAGGACGTGATTGTTCCTTACGGCGCATCGGATCTACATTCTGCGCCCCGTATTACGCACCGGATGCGTAAGACGCCAAACCAACTGAAGAAACTTCAGGTGGCTGGCTTTTATCGAAACATTGATCTTCCAGATCCAGACCCTAGCGTTACTGATCTTCAGAAAGAAAAAGATGACGAGACCGGTATTAATGTCATTGATGATGACCGTTATCTCATTTATGAGATCCATCTGGACTATGACTTGCCCGGATACGAAGATCCTGATGGGATCGCTCTGCCTTATGTTGTCACTATAGATTCGTCAGGCGAAGTCCTGTCGATTCGACGCAATTATTTGGAAGACGACGTTAACAAAGAAAAACGTTTGCACTTCACCCACTACTGCTACATCCCCGGTTTTGGGTTCTATGGCTTTGGACTTATCCACCTCGTGGGCGGCTTTGCAAAATCCGCCACATCTATCCTTAGACAACTTGTTGATGCGGGTACGCTGTCAAACCTCCCCGGCGGATTCAAGTCCAAAGACCTACGTGTAAAGGGCGACGACACTCCGATTGCCCCGGGCGAATGGCGAGACGTGGATGTAACGGGTCTGACGATCAAAGACTCCATCGTTCCCCTGCCATACAAAGAGCCAAGCGCAACCCTGTTCCAGTTGCTCAATACCATCGTTGAAGAGGGCCGTAAGTTCGCCTCAGTGGCTGACCTGAAGGTTGGGGATATGTCCAACCAAGCACCGGTTGGAACGACGCTGGCAATCCTTGAGCGTACCTTGAAGGTCATGAGCGCAGTTCAGGCTCGTGTTCACGCCGCAATGAAGAGCGAGTTTAAACTCATCTCCGCCATTGTTCGTGATCACACCCCAGATGACTACGATTACGAAGTGGAAGGTGATCGTCGTGCCAAGAAAGGCGACTACGACACCACGGACATCATTCCTGTGTCTGATCCAAACGCTTCGACGATGGCCCAGAGGGTGGTTCAGTACCAAGCAGCCATGCAATTAGCCGCTGCAGCCCCAAATATTTATGATCTGCCCCAGTTGCACCGTCAAATGCTGGAGGTTTTGGGCATCAAAAACGTTCAAAAGATTGTTCCTCTGGAAGAAGATCAGAAGCCAGAAGACCCAGTTACCGAGAATATGGCGGTTATGACCGGAAAACCGGTCAAGGCTTTCCTGTATCAGGACCATGAGGCCCATATTCGGGTGCATACGACGGCTGCAACCGACCCGAAAATCCAGAAAATCATTGGTCAAAGCCCCAACGCCGGTGCAATTCAGGCTGCTTTGTCGGCCCATATTGCTGAACACGTGGCCTTCCAGTACCGGGTTGAGATCGAAAAGATGCTTGGTGTGCCTCTGCCCCCAGAAGGCGAGCGTTTGCCCGAGGATGTCGAGGTCGAATTGTCCCGTGCCGTGGCTGTGGCAGCAGAAAAACTGCTCCAGAAGGATCAGGCCGAGGCCCAGATGCAACAGAATCAGGCGCTTCAGCAAGATCCTGTGGTTCAAATGCAGCAAAAAGAACTGCAACTCAAGGAAGCAGAACTCCAACGCAAGATCCAGAAGGATCGGGTGGATGCAGAACTCAGGGCCGTGGACATTAAGACCCGTGATGAGCGTGAGCGCATGCGGATTGAGTCTCAGGAGGAGATTGCTGGTGCCCAAATCGGAGCAAAAGCGGCAGGCGACAGCCTAAAAGCCGAAATCGAAGGCGCCAAGATAGGAGAGAGAGTTGGGGCTAAGAGAATACCTAGTTAATGAACTAGAAAAGAGTCAAGAGGCGCTGAAAGAGCGGTTGGCTTTCAGCCCTGTTGAGGACTACCCGATGTATCGAGAAGTCATCGGGGAGATACGTGGTTTACAACGAGTCATAAGACTAATAAAGGACTTGCCAGATGAATGAAGAAGTGCTGAAGGAGTTGCCGGAGCCAAAGGGATACAGGATTTTGATTGCTATCCCCAAAAAAGAAGAAACGCACAAGGATTCCATGATTGTTATGCCGGAAACCGAGCGTCGCAAAGAAGAAATCGCATCAATTGTCGGCATGGTGGTCAAGGTTGGCTCAATGGCTTACCAAGATCCCGACAAGTTTCCCGATGGCCCTTGGTGCCAAGTGGGGGATTTTGTGATGATGCGTTCGTATTCAGGGACGAGATTCAAGTACACCGGGCCAAACGGTGACCAAGAGTTTCGTCTTATTAACGACGACACCGTTGAGGCTGTCGTTGCCGACCCACGGGTTATTACCCGCCTATAAGGAGGACGTATGGCTGAAGAAAAGCAGCAGGAACTTGAAATTGAAATGGAAGATGACAAGCCGGAGATCGAGATTGTTGACGATACGCCGGAACCAGACCGAGGGAAAACCCCTAGAGGCGAGGTAGAGGTCACTGACGACGAGATTTCCCAGTATTAAGAGAACGTCCAGAAGCGGATTAAACAACTTCGGGCCGGTTATCACGACGAGCGCCGTGAGAAAGAACGGGCAATTCGTGAGCAACAAGAAGCAATTGCCTATGCCGAAAAGATTCTCAGGCAGAACAAAGAACTGCAGGAACGTCTTGCTCATGGTGAGAAGTTTCTGGTTGAGACCACAAAAGCCAAAACAGAAACTGAATTGGCGGCTGTGGAGCGGGAATATAAAGAGGCGTATGAGGCTGGCGATTCGGATAAATTGCTTGCTGCCCAGCGTCGTCTTTCTGAACTTGTAGCGGATAAACGAGAGGTCGAGCGTTATAAACCTTCTTATCCCTCTTTACAAGAGGAAGAAAAAGTTGTAGAACAACAATTACCAAGGATTGTCCCTGATGAACGCACCCGTCAGTGGGTTTCGAACAATGAATGGTTTGAGAAAGATCCGGTAATGAGAGGTGCTGCCTTTGGAATCCACGATGATCTCGTCCGCCGTGGATTTGTCGCAGGATCGGACGCATACTTTGAGCAAGTTGATGCTCGTATCCGGGAAGAATTCCCGCATAAATTCGGGGCTAGAAAACCCGCCGCAAACGTTGTCGCTCCTGCTTCCAGAAGCGCAGCGGGGTCTAAGAAGGTAACCCTGACTAAATCCCAAGTTACTATCGCAAAGAAACTTGGAGTCCCTCTGGAAAAATATGCTGAGTATGTCGCTAAGGAGATGAACAATGGTTGATCGTACCCCCCGTGAACAAGAAACACGTGCCACTTCTGAACGTAAACGGTCTTGGACACCGCCGTCGTTGCTGCCAACCCCTAATAAAGAGGAAGGCTTTTCATACCGCTGGATTCGGAAGTCACTTCTGGGTCAAGTAGATGATCGCAACATGATGGCAAAACAAGACGAGGGTTGGGTTCCCATTAAAAGGGAAGACCATCCCGAATTGCAGCACTCAGGCAAGACCAATGGTCTTGTCGAAATTGGCGGATTGGTTCTCTGCAAAACGCCGACTGAATTTGTTGAGCAGCGGAATGATTATTACCGCAAGCAAACAGATGCTCAGACGGCTGCTGTGGATTCCAATCTAATGAAGGAAAATGATCCTCGGATGCCTTTGTTTAGTGAACGTAAATCGACCACTAGCAGGGGACGAAGAGATTAACTGTAAAGGAACTAGGAAATGGCTTATCCCAGCGTTTCAGCCCCTTACGGCCTAGCACCCATCAATTTGCTAGGTGGTCAGGTGTATGCTGGTCAAACCCGCCAACTGCCTATCGCTTCCGGTGAAACCACTGCCATTTTTTATGGTGACGTGGTTACTCTGGCATCGACTGGTACGATTACCAAGGTTGAGACCACTGCTACCGCCACTACTATTGGTGTGTTCTTGGGCTGTACTTATATCGATCCCAACACTTCCCAACCCGTTTACAAACAGTACTACCCCGGTGGTCTGGCTGTCAGCGGCATGAAGGCTTATGTTCAGGATGACCCTGACCAGTTGTACAAGGTCGCTGTTGTTTCCACTGGTACGACCATTGGTTACCTGACCCAAGCCGCTGTTGGTAAGAACGTTTCGTTGGTTCAGAACTCCGGCGTTACCACCACTGGTGACTCCAAAGTTGCTGTTCTGAACACCACCGACACGGAAACCACCCTGCCGATGC